GTTAGAATAAAAAAGTGAGTTACCAAAATAAATATCTGGATTTTTTGATATTGGCATGACACCTGAAAATCATTTATCGTGCCAACCTCAAATAAATCTGCACTTGGCATGATAATTGCCTGGCAGGTTCCGTGCCAACCGACCTAAAATCCGGAAAAATAAAGTTTGAAAAATAGTTCAAAAATACACTTACACCGCTTGATATATTGTATATCTATGATAGATTATAGGTAAGGACAAGATACAAGATCAAGCAAAAAGAAAAGGGCAAGAAAATGAAACTCCAACAGTACCGCGAGGAAATCGAAAAGGGCGAAGCTGGTTTGATGGTTGACGCTGAAAACAATCCCGGCGCAGCCAAGGCATCGTTCCGGGTAATGGCTTTTGAAATCCGCTGTGCTTTGTGGCAGCCAGGCTACAAAACAGAAGCGCTTGAACTGGCGCAACGTGCCGAAAATCTTGGCATCTAACCACCAACCCCGCCGGTCGGGCAGGCCGGCAGAAAGGCAAAGAAAATGAAAATCTACACAACGAGATCACAGGGCGAACGGGCAGGCGAACGGATAGAGGCCGAGGTAATCCGCGTTGACGGAGGATACACGGTCGGGATGTTCAATTTTTCCGACGCTCCCAAAAACGGCGAAGGGTGGAAAATGATGCCGTGCAAATACGGCACTCTCCACGGTCTTTTGCTCTCAGCTCATCATCGCAGATTTTATGTTGACTCTGCGAGCTGTGGTATTAAGTAACCCCACCCCGCCGGTCGGGCAGGCCGGCAGCAACGGAACGGAAACGGGAGAAAGACAAATGAACACCACGATGCACAACTGCGGCGGAACGATTCTAACGGCTGACGGGCAGGATTACTGTGACCGTTGCGGAGCCTTTATGGACTCCGAGTCCGACGAAGAATTCCCAACCGGGACAGACGCCGAAGCCAATCAGGCGGCGAGCGACGCAGGCGATGACCGCAGCCCGGAAGCGTAACCCCGCACCACGGCCTCTCACCGGCTCAGTCGGTGGGAGTACAGGCGGCAGAAATTAACCGGCCACCAAACAGGAGAAAAAAATGAGCGAAACCGTAAAAAAAGACAAATACCTGCTCTGCGGGTTCGGTGGCGACTTGCGTCACCGGGCAAACATCGCTGCCGCAAAGGCCAGGCTGACGCTGCCGGAATTCATCCGCCGGGCAATCGAAACGAAGATCCGTGAAGAAGAAAACCGGGAAAAGGAAATCAAGTAATGCTTTTCGACATCAAAAAAACCGAGTACGCTACCGCCGCAAAGGCGGGAACCATATCGCCGCGCCTGATTTCCGCGCGGTCTGTGGTTTCCGCCGCTTTTCCGGTGATCGAACCGGAAACCGAGTACCCGTTTGCTACTGGCGCTGAATGGTCAACGCATGATCTGATTTCGCATATTCTGGAAACCACCGGACCTGCGCATCTGGTCGCCTGCAGATGGTCGATGGAGGCGCACGCCGCCGAAAAGCTGATGATCCTTCTCGGGGCGGGAAACCTGCTATCAGTGTCAATGCTCGTGGATTGGCGGGTGCAGGTCCGCAATCCGCACGCGCTGAAACTCGGGGAAATGAATTTTGCCAAGATTCGCGTCACCTCATGTCATGCCAAGGTTTTTTGCCTGCACAACGATACCTGGTCGGTATCATGCGTCGGTTCTGCAAATTTCACGAACAACCCGAGGATTGAGGCCGGCCACCTCAGCACCAGCAAGAAAATAACAGACTTTCACCGGGCGTGGATTCTCGAAGAGATCGACAATGCTAAACCGTTCGGGATTGACATGCGAAAGGCCGGACACGATGGAAGAAAATGACCCAATCAAACAAATCGAAGAGGTGGCGTCGCTCCAATTTACCGACGCCGAAATTCAAATCATTTGTGAATTGCCGGACCAGCAGATGCTGCAACCGGAAATTATTCGGGCGATACAGAAGGGGCGATTAGAAGCCGAAGCCATGGTCCGCCGGTCTGTGAAGCAGATGGCAAATCAGGGAAGCACGCCGGCGCAAAAACAATATTTTGAACTGATCCAACGCCGGAAAGCCGTAATCGGAGGACCGTCTGAAACCGATCCGGAATTGGCCGCACTGGCAGAACAAAAATGATTTCATTCACCCCACTACAAGCCAGAAATCTAAAATCACTCACTGACCGGCAGCGGGCCGGTGAATCGCTGTCGAAAGGCGAAGCCGCGGAATTTATCCGCTTGTCTGAACGATTTGCCAAATGGAAAGAACAGCGTAAAGCCGTAGACCCCGGCCGCCGAACAGAAAAGCGCCAGGTAATGCACGCCCGGCGGATGGCGGACCGGACTGTCGTTATCCCGCCGCCGAAGAACCGCTCGCGCCGGGCCAGGGCGCGGAACTCGCTGGAGTACCACGCCAGAATCTATCACCGTGCAACCTGCTGCGATCCGTTCAGCGACGATCAAAAAAGCAGTCTGAAAACCATTGAACATGCGGTCAAGGGCGGTGGACACTATGCATTCGTGGAGCCGCGTGGCAACGGCAAAACAACTCGCGCCGAAATCGCCGTCGAGTGGATGCTGGTGCATGGGTGGAAGAGTTTTCCGATTGTGATTGGATCAGATGCTGCCGCTGCCGCTCGGATTTTGGAATCAATCAAGACCGAGTTTGAAACCAACGACAAGCTGGCCGATGATTTCCCCGAGATTTGCCTTGCGGTCCGTGAACTGGAGGGAAACAATCAGCGGTGCAAGGGCCAGCTCGCTCGGCACGAAAACGAGGCACAGGACCAGGCGCAACGCACGGCCCTGGTCTGGGGTGGCGAGCGTGTTGTGTTGCCGTGGGTTGCCGGAAGCGCGTCGGCCGGTAGTGTCTGTGTTGCGGTGGGGCTGGAGGCCGGCATCCGCGGGTTGAAACACAAAACCCGCGACGGGAAAACTATTCGGCCCGACTTTGCTCTGCTGGATGACACGCAGACAGATGAGAGCGCCAAGAGTAAGACGCAAACCGATTACCGCGAGGGATTGATTCTCCGTGCCGTCCTGGGGCTGGCTGGACCGCGGCGGAAACTGTCCGCGGCAATGGCCGGTACAGTTATTTGCAAAAACGACCTGATGGACCGTTTCACCGATCACAACCTTCATCCGGATTGGCAGGGCCGCAGAATGAAAATGGTTTACGCATGGCCGGAATCAATCGACCTTTGGAAAGAGTACGCCCAAATCCGCCGCCGTGGCCAGTCCGAAGGCGACGCCGGCAAGGCCGCGACCGAATTTTACCGCCAGCACCGGGCGGAAATGGACAAGGGCGCCAAGGTCGCGTGGGAATCCCGGAAAAATACCGGCGAACTAAGCGCCATCCAGCACGCCTGGAATCTGCGGATTGACCGCGGCGAGGACGTTTTTCAGGCCGAGTACCAGGGCGAGCCGGTCGAACACACCGCCACGGTCTACGAACTCCGGCCGGAATCCATCCTGGCGCGGTGTAACAGCCGGCCGTCGTTGGTATTGCCGCCGGAAACGACCGTCATCACTGGCGGCGTGGACCTGAATCGCTATGGGTTGTCCTGGACATTGACGGCGACGACGCGCCTATTCTGCACCAGCATCCTGGCCTATGGCGTCCACACCGTGGCCGGCGCCGAGAAAATCTACGCCGAAGGCCAGTCAGAGGCCGAGGCTGTGGCGTTCTACCGGGCGCTTGACGATCTGCTCCGGCACCTGGCGGAATTGCGGATCGTGACACCGGACGGCTTGCCGGTCAAGGTCCGGCGGCTTGGGGTCGACGCCGGGTATCTGCCGAAAGTTGTCCGAGCGTTCGCCGCCAACTCCGGCCCGTGGCCCTGGGAAACGCTGGCGACCCGCGGCCGGGCGTCGGTGCACTACCGCGAGACAGGCAGCAACATCCAGACCCGCGGCGAGAACTGGATCGAACTGCTGGAGCCCGGTCAGCCGGGGCCGCTGGTGATCTACAATTCTGATTCCTGGATGGAGTCAACCCAGGTCGGGTTTCTGCTACCGCTGGGGGCACCGGGCGGAGCGGACTTGTTTGGCGACCAGCATCGGGCGACACAACACACCGATTTCGCCGGCCACATCACCGCCCAGAAGCTGGCCGAGAAGGTCAAGGGCGACAAGGGCTACCTCTACCGCTGGACCCAGCAGGGCCGCAATGACCTGCTGGATGCTCTGGTCATTTCCCGGGTGCTTGCCAGTCATTCCGGATGTAGTCTACTGGCATCCGCCATCGCCACGGAATCGGCTAAGGTGCCGGAAAAACAGGCAGACGCCAAACCACCACCGCCAAAGACGCGACCGTCAATGGTCAGCTATCAAGAAGACTTTTAAGCCCACATTGCCTATTTTTTAATCACTCGCTATTGACATAATCTGGAAACCGCTATACGTTTACTGGTAACGCGAACAGGTAACGCTACCAGGAGCGCAAAATAGTGGCAGTCCCGACCGCCAAAGAGATTCACGAGGCCGCTGAAACGGCTATTTATGCCCTGATTGTGGACGGCAAGAGCCAGGCCGGCTTCCAGGGGCGCTACTACACTGCCAATAACCTCGGCCAACTCCGCGAAATTTCAGCTTATTACCGTGAGCTCGCCATCGAACGCGGTGAGATTACGACCGACCGCGGGCCGGTAATGGTCAGTTATGCCGACTGCCGGGCATCGGAGGATCTCTGATGCGCTACGGCAAGACCATCACCTCTCGCAAGTCCTCGAAAAAGACGAGCGCCAGCTATTCCGCGCTGCAACCGAGCCGAGCGCGGAAGGCGCTGCCGTGGTCTGTAGTTTCCGCCGACAAGGAATTTTCACCCGGCACCCGCAACCTGGCGTGGAACAGCGCCATCGACCTGGAACAAAATTTCACCTTGCCTGGGTTTGCCGTCAGGACGCACCTGAATTTTGTTTCCGCGTTTTCCTTCCAGGCCCGCACCGATGACGACGATTTTAACGCCCTGCTCGAAAAGTGGATGACCGCCAGGACCGGAAAAAACAGTGTTGACATCTGCCGGCGCATGAGCCTTTCCACGATGATCCGCACCTTCGCGGGGCTCAAGGTCTGGTTCGGCGACAGTGCCATCATCAAGCTGGCCGGGGGAAAACTACAACTGATTGAAGCCTGGCAGATTGCCAAGGGCGCAGGGGCACCGGAAGCGGTTAACGACAACGGACTTCTGCTGGACCAATTCGGCGCCGTTGACCAGTACGCCATTGCTCGCAAACCAGAGGCGACAGGGGAACTTACACACGCGTCACTGGTGCCGTGGGCCGATTGCGAGTTTGACGGCTACTTCACCCGGGCGAATCAGACGCGGGGAGTGAGCCCGCTGATGCCCGCCATCAACCACAGTCGCGACTACCTGGATGCCGTGAATTACCACCTTATCACGTCCAAGATCGCCGCCATGTTCGGCCTGGTCATCTTCCGCGATCACAGTAAGAAAGGTCGCCATGATTTTGACTACTCGCAGCAGACCGCCGAGGAACAAGTCGAGGACGGCCCACTGAAATACGACCTCAAGCCAGGGCTGAAACTTGAACTGGAACAGCAGGACAAGGCCGAATTTTTGCAATCTCGGACGCCGCCGGCTGAATTTCTGGCCTTTGGTAAGCACCTCTGCCGTCTTATCCTGGCCGCAATCGACCTGCCGTATTCGGTTTTCGACTCCGAAGCCGCGAATTATTCCTCGATGCGGGCTGACTGGAACCGCTACAAACTCAGCGCAGTCGAGGAACGCACGAAGAACCAAGGAATCCTTGACGGTTGCACCGAGCACATCATTCGCGCCGGGATTGCTGATGGGTCGCTGAAACTGCCGAAGAAAATGACGCTCGACGAACTGGACTGGGAGTGGGTGCCGACCGGGACGTTTATTCTCGACCTGAGCAAAGAACTCGACGCCATCCTGAAAAAGATCGGCGCCGGATTGATGACGCGCACGGCCGCGTGCAAGGAACTCGGGACCGGCGAATTTCGCGACAACGCCATCCAGCTCGGGAAAGAGGAGAAGATTCTCAAGGCCGCCGGCGTCACGATCCAACTGGCGCAGCCCGGCGCGATAACCTCAGACCAAGGAACACAACAACCATGACAACAACCGAACTGCTTGCCAAATTTCGCGCCGGGGAAAAGCCGCCGGCCGCCGCCCTGCGACTTGTTGAAGGCCAGGCCACGGCCACCGAAGGCAACGCCGATGGCGACAAGTCCATCAAGGTCCACCTCAAAGCCCGGACCCGCAACGATATCAACCATTGGTTTTGGGGCAAGATTGTCCACGATTTCAGCACACTGAAAATGCCCACCAAGATTGCATTGGACGACACGCACGGCGACGAGATCGGCTACGCCCGGCCGATGTTGACCGATTACGGCCTGGAATTAGACGGCGTGGTTATTCCGAACGCGGAAAATCCCCAACATGAATCCAATCGGATTGCCTACAACCTCCGCAACAGCATCCCGCAGCAAGCCAGTATTGACTGGGCCGGGGATTATGACCTGGAAGAGATCCCGGAGAAGTTTTCCGCGCCAGTTAACGGCCTGACCGTCGAAGGTCCAGCCTTGATCGTGCGCAACTGGTCACTGCGGGCCACGGCAATTTGCAAGGAAGGTGCCGACCCCACAACCGAAACGACCGTCACCACCTTCGCGGCCACCGACGCCACCGCCGGCGCCGGACCACGTAACATTGTTTCCGGTAGAACCCCGCCGGCCGCCGTTGAAACCGCCGCCGCGACTGCGGCTGTGGTAGAGGCTGCCGCCGCCGTCCCGCCGGAGAACCCCGCCACGCCGCCACCGGCAGAGGACGCCACCCCGGCGACCGTTGAAACCGCTGCGGCCGAAACCGCGCCAGAGAACACGCTGGACGCCACTGTTGCGCAACTGACCGCCGAAAACGCCGACTTGAAAACCCGGCTGGCGGCATCCGAGGCCAATGAGCAGGCGGCCGGAACTGAGATTGTCGAGTTGAAGACGCGCCTCGAAAAACTGTCCGGCGGCACCAAGCCGATCCCGGCCGGCCAGACGGGCAACGGAAAAACGCTCTGGCAGCAGTATCGCGAGATCCCGGGCCAGGATCAGAAGACCCTGTTTTACCGGGCGCACAAAGCAATCATGGACAAAAACCCGAACGCATAAGGAATTGCAATTATGGCTCTCAATGGTGTAAACCTCGCGCAGATCGCGCAAAAGTCCCTCGACGTGCTGATGACGAAACTGCCGCTGTTGTCGATGTTTTCGACGGATTTCAGCTCCGACGTGGCACAGTCCGGTGCCAGCGTCACGACCCGCATCGCGACGGCCCCGACCTCCGGTGACATTTCGGCCGGTTACGCGACCAGCGCCCAATCCGGCACGACCACCCCCAAGACCGTTACGCTCGACGTTCTCACCGGATCGGTGATCGGATTCACTGAGGCTGAGTGGGCGATGACCTCGGTCAAGCTGCCGGAGCTTTTCATCCGGCCCGGCATCAATGTGATTGCCAAGGGCATGGTCGACGCCGCCCTGGCGCTGGTCACCAACGCCAATTTCGGTGCCGCGATCTTCACGGGTCTGGCGAACACGTTTGACACCGACGACCTGACCGACATCCAGGCTGCGTTGACGGCTGCCAGCGTCCCCCCCGATGACCGTTTCATGCTGCTGAACTCCAGCTATTTCGCGTCGTTGTTCAAGGACGACGCGGTCAAGAATGCCGCGGCTTTCGGCGGCGCCGAGGGCATCCGCAATATGCAGATCCCGCGGCTGATGGGATTCAGCCCGGTCGCGGAATATTACGCCATGCCGGCCACCGACAATCTCGTCGGCATCACTGGCGGCAAGCAGGGACTGCTGATCGCGACGCGGCTTCCGGCCGTGCCCGACAACTTCCCCGGTCAGATTGAAGTGGCGAAAGACCCGGAATCGGGCCTGGCGATCCAGCTCCGGCAGTGGTACAGCCCCGACGCCGGGCGCTACTTCCTGAGCATGGCGTTGATCCCCGGCGTGGCCCTGGGCAATGCCGCCTGCCTCAAGCGCATGGTGTCCGCGTAATCAATCGGAGCCCGGGGGCCGGCGGCGGCTTTACCCTTTCACCGCCGCCGGTCCCGACTCCCGAACAACTTTAAGGAGCTAATAAAATGAGCAGATTCAGAGTCCGACTCGGAACCATGATGGTCGATGGCAAGCAGATCCTTACCGAGCAGCAGGCGGTTATCGCCGCCAGTGCTGCGGTTACTCAGGACGCGTTGACGGATAACGGCGGCGGAACCGCCGACGGCACGGTGGCCGCGCAGGCCGCGCCTACGGCACCCACCAACAGCACTGGCGAAGGTACACATGACGATACGATTGCCGACGGCCTGACCGTTGCGGCGTTTGTCGCTGACAATGGCGGCGGCACGGCTGACGGCACGGTTGCGGCGCAGGCTGCGCCGGACACAATCGTTGACAATTCTGGGCTGGATGCTACGCATGATGACACTATCGCGGCGACGGCGGCTATCGTTGCCTTGACGGACAATTCCGGCGGCAGTGGCACACACGACGACACCGTGGCGGCAATCACTCCGGCGGCGGCCATCACCGACAATTCCGGCGGGGTTGATCCTGCAAATGACACGATTGCTGTGATTGATAATCTGGCCACGGTCTGCCAGATTTCCACGCTGTTCAATGTTGCCGCTGCTGCCGCTGCCGCCGATCAACTCGACATCGCCGCCGCTGTTGGCGCTGAAACAATGGCTAACCTGGTCCAACCCAGCCATCCGCGAAATATTGTCCTCACGCCGACCGATGCGGCGGCTGGCGCCCCGGTTCTGGGCGGCACCGTTACCGTTGTTGGCACGGCGCCGGACGGGAGTGCCGCCTCCGAGGTTCTTACGATTGCCGAGAGTACTGCTGTCACCGGTAGTGTGATTTTCGCCACGGTTACCAGCATCACGCTGACGACCGTTACGGGCAACGGTGCGGGCGACACGCTCGACGCGGCCTGGGGCGTCAAGCTCGGTGTTCCGGTCATTGCTGGCAGCACCGGCCTGAGCATCAAGCGTCTGGTGGTCGATGGCACGGCGGAAGCGGCTGCGGCCACCGACACGACCAACAACTCGTTCACGGCCACCACGGCTCCGAACGGCGCGCACGATTACGAGGTCTGGTTCACGGTATCAAGCCCGGCAATTACCGCCGCAAAGGCGGCCATCGCCCAGCTCGCCGCGAAGCAGAACACCACAAGCACGGCAGTCGGTGTCCTGAAACAAAACCAATCCGATGTCACCCAAAAGGTGATTGAACTTGTCACCCGTGAGGGCGTCACTGCCCAAAACGTCAGCGACCTGGCGCAGAAAAATATCGAACTGGTGACGCTGGCCGGTGTGGCTCAAAACAACCTGAAGGAATGCACGGACAAAATTGCCAGCCTGATTACCGACATGGGCGTCCAGAACCAGAACGACGCCGACCTGGCTGAAAAGGTGATCGAGCTTATCACGCTCGCCGGCACCGCCCAAAACAACCTGAAGGAAATCACGACCGAACTGGCCAAGGTCAAGACCGACAACGCCGCGCAGAAAACCACGCTCGACGCGGTTGTGGCGATGCTGAAGGTTCACGGCCTGATTGCCAGCGCGTAAGGAACAAGTAGATGCCGCAACCGTTCGACAGCTCAAGGTTCTTCTCCGATAATTTCTTCGGCGAGACCGTGACTGTCCACGGCCGCACCGGCCGCCGGGCTGTGATCGACATCGGTCCAGACCCGGCGACCGCCCCTGGCATCGCCAAAGCGGTCGGAAATTTCTGCGTCGCCACGGTCCCGGTCGGGAACGACCCGGCGATTGAGTACGGCCAGGAGATAATCCAGGCCGACGACACGACCTGGACGGTGCAGAGCGTGCAACGCTCCGGCGACTGCTGGAAATGCCACTGTGCCGGGACATTCGCGGCAACTAAGCCAAAAGCATAAAATAAACGAGGTGAGACAATGGCTGTGAACATTCTACCGACAACGATTTTCGCGGATTGGGCCGAGGATGGAACTGATATTACCTTGCCGATTGCGAGCCTGCCGGAATTAACCGATGCCGAGGCCGACGCCGTGACAGGTGATTCGCGGGCTGTCATGTTCGCTCTGGTCGACCAGATGGAGTCCGCATTCAATGACATCATTGAGGCCGATCGTCCGACGAAAATGAGTATCACGAAAAACGCGGATATCGCAGTTGGCGGCGGCGAGGTTGTGCGGAACTATACGTTTTCATTCTACCTCACCCCGGCAACCGTGGAAGTCAGCGACGAACCGACCCCGGCATAAGGATTGATTGATGTTTGGTGTCACCGTCAAAGCCGCGCTTGAACTCGTCCGCGACGCAATCGCGGAGGATGATGCCTTGCGTGCCTGGGCGGTGGCTCAGTATGGCGTTGATGCCGACATCACGGTCCAGGTCGGGTTTGACGAAAAAGACCCGCCACGCGCCAAGACTGGCCCCGTGGTGTTTATGATCCCTGCGCCATACACGACTGCAGCCAAGGAGAACTTGGACGACGCGCTGGTCGTGATCGGCGTCGGCTTCACGCTCACAGACCCGCGCAAGGTGGAGACAGAAGCCGACGCCAGCGCCGCGGCAACGGTGACTTATTCCGGGCTGATGGCCTGTATCGACTTCGGCGACCTCGTTTTTGCGGCGGTCATCAGCCGGCACACGGACGTTTTCGAGGTGTCCGAGGCGTCGATCGGGATCGACGAAAACCCGGCCTGGCCGGTGATCCAGGGCGCGATCCGTCTGGAACTCCGGCCGCTGGGCACCGCACCGGGAGGGCCGGGCTGATGAATATCATCAACGCCACCGGCAAGTTCCGGCAGGAAGATGTCGTCAGGATGCAGATGCTACTGGCCGCAGTCATGGCCGACAGCACCCGCGACGTGGGACTGATCTTGCGCGAGACTGCCGCGAGCTTTGCGCGTTCCGCCTGGGAGCGCACGCCGAAGTCGAAGAAACTGGCGACTGTCAAGGTCAAGGCCGGATCGTACCCGCCGCACAAAGGAAAGGGCGTCTACGTCTGGACCTGGATGAAGCGTGCAAGTGGCGGGGCTGAACGTCTGCCGGTGCCGATGGCCGTGGCCCTGCGTGATGGCTGGACCAAGAGCGGCGGCAAGCGTCCGCAGTTCCACCGGGCCGAATATCAAGGCAACCGGCAAGTGATCCGTAACCGCGGGTTTGCCCGTTCCGGCTGGCTCGGGGTGCTCAACAAGCTCGGCATCCAGCAGGGAGCCGACGAAGACACCGCGCCTGATGCCTCGACCGGCAAGACGATTTTCAATATGGTTGCCGACAACAAAGACGCGCAGACGCTTACAATTTCACAGCATACCGCGCCGGCGGTTTATTTAAACCAGCAGCGCGACATCATGGGCCGCAGTTTGGCCGTCACGAACCAGAACCTGCAACGTCAACTCGCAACACACGCCCGGCAAATAAAACAACGCTGGGAAAGGTAAGGAGCAAAGACAATGGCAACCACTTATTTACGGGGCGTGGTACTCAATTCCGGCACGGCCGGGATCACGAACTTCGTCTGGCAGAAAACCGCGTGGTCGATGAAGGCCAGCACGGCCAGCATTATGACCTCCAAGGGCAACACCCAGGCCGTCGATTATTTCGAGCACATCGCCGAGGTCAAGATCGACGCGATCTTTGCCTCCGAAGACACCTTGCCGACACAGGGCGACGTGGTTGTGCTGACCGGGCTGAAAATCCCGGCAATCACCGAAGCCGGTGTCAAGACCGGGAATTTCCAGATTACCGGCACGGTTGGCGATACCGTCAACTTCCAGGTAACCGAGATCAGCGGCGACGAAGAAACCAAGGACTACCACAAGGTTTCCTTGACCGTGGTCCGCTACATCGAAAAAGGCCTGCCTGTCTGATGACTGAGACTGATTACAACGCGGAACTGATGGCGGCACTCGGGGCAGGCGCGGAGCTTGCCCCGGGGCTGACCATGCCGACGCCGACCATCGGGACGCTGGCGCTGCTGGAGCAGATCGGGAGCCCGTACCTGGAGCCCGGCGCCGAGCTGACGGTCACCGATACACTCAACGCCGCCTGGGTGCTATTCCGCCGCGAGCAGGCCGTCGCGCTGGTTAGTCGGATCACCCGTGGCCGGGCGATGCTCAAGGCCGAGCATGATTTTGTCGAGGCCCATCCCGAATTGGCGCGGGCTTATTTCGAGGTTGTGGCTGCCGGCGGTGAACCCGTAGTTGAGTTTGCCGCTACGGTTGACCAGTTCGCGGCGCTGTCTCTGGCAGGTGTTCCGCTGAACCGGCTCCACGCCGCAATCCAGCGCGGAATATCAGACGCGATGGGCGGCTATCTGATGCTCCCGAAGGGCGATGCCGACGAATCAAAAAAAAAAATACTATGACGCCGCCTGGATCGGATGGCAGGTAGCCGCAGTCTCGCGGGCCTGCCGTGATGATTCGTCCTTTATTCTCTGGCGGATGCCGCTGGCTCTGGCGGGTCATCTCGTCGCGCAGGGGCTAGGATATGACGGCGTTAAAGTGGAACGACCGATGGATGCCGGAGAGATCAAAAACATCTTCCAGGAATTGGGAATCGCCAAATAAATGCCGTCAGTCGAACTCAAAGCAATCTTCTCTGGCGACACCAAGGCGCTGACGGCTGCTGTTGCCGACGCCAAGGGGAAAGTCAATTCTCTCGGCACTGTCGGCAATTCTGCCGCAGGGATACAAAACGCCAGTGTCGCGACAAAGAAGTTCGCGGCGAATCTTGACAAGGCGAAAGCCAGCGCGGGCGGCTTGCGTGATTCTGTGATGGGCGCAATGGGGCCGATGCTGGGGCTGGCGGGGATCACGCTCGGTACTCGTTTTATTATCGGTGCCGCGCAATATGCCGACTCGCTGCAGGACATCTCCAAGCGCACTGGCTTGACTGGCGAAAACGTCCAAAAACTTGCATACGCCGCGAAGCTGTCCGGCTCGAGTTTTGAGGGTGTCGAAAAAGGTTTTAAGCGACTCCAGGCCATCGTCGGCGGCTCGGAACTGACCGCGCTACAGGCAAAGGCACTCGCTCGCCTGGGCTTTTCGCTTGAATACTTGAAAACACTTAAACCTGACGAACTCTTTGAGAAAGTGGCGCTCGCCATCGGCAAGGTGCCTGACCCGACCCAGCGGGCCGGTTTGGCGATTGAACTCATGGGCCGTTCCGGGACTGAAATGCTGCCGATGATTAAGGACATGCAGGCGCTCGGCGAGCAGGCCGAGAAGCTCGGCGTCATTATGTCCTCGGCGGACCTCGAAAACGCCAGCCGCTTTATGGACAAACTGGACTCTTTGAAAATGCGTTCACAAGCTGCCGGTGGCCGGTTTCTCTATGACATCACGCACATGTTCCAGTCACGCGAAAACGAAGCTGGAACGGATAAAACAGCTTACGAGACAACTGGGCAAGGGGCGCAGACGGCGGCGCTGCGGCGATTCCGTGAGGCCAAGACAGCAGAGGCCGCGAGGGCCGCGAAGAAAGAACAGGAATCGTCCGTCACCGCGCAGACCGAGCAAGCCAAGATCAATGCCGCAAACGCCGCTCAGGAAAAGAAATTTGCCGATGCCGACGCCAAGGCTAAAGGGAACAAACTGGCGGAGGAAAAGAAATACGCTGAAGCCACCGCCAAGCAGATCATGGACGCCGCCAAGAAGCTGGCCGACGCCCGGAAAAAGCTCGCCGAAGCCCGCAAGGAAAAGGCCGACGCCGCCACGATCAAGAAGGGCGATGCCGAAGTAAAAGCCGCCGATGATGCCGTGACCGCCGCCGAAAAGAAGCTGAAGGCGATCCAGGCCCGCATCAGTGCGGCCAGCAACGCCAGTCTGGACCAGCACATCAAGATCGGCAAGAGCGCCCGCGGCGTCTGGCAGGGAACGCGAACCGACTCCGCGCTCCGGTCTGAGTCCATCGCCGCCGAAAAGGCGCTTGCCGCCGCGCAAGGTGCCAAGGCGTCGGCATCCGCCCGTCTCGACGCGGCCCGTAACTCGATCCAGTCGAACAAGTCAGAGTCCAGCCTCGCCATTATCGCAAAACAGGCCATGTACTGGCAGCAGACTTTGCAGGTATTACAGCAGCGTTTACCGGGGGCCGCATAATGTCGCTGACACCATTTTCAACCGGGCGCTGGATCAGGGACGGGGGCCGGATCACGTTCCGTGAGTGGTCGGCGTCCCGCATTTACCACGCCAGCGCCTTGGCCGCGGTGGTTACCGGCTGGGCAGGGATGACCGATGAAGAAAAGGACGCCGCCGCCACGCTCTACACTGTGCGCCAGTGTGTGGTGGTAATCAACGCTAAACAGGAAGTCAGGACCGCGAGCTGGCGAAACTCTGACATGACGCCCTACATGGACCCCGAAGGCGTGACTATGCCGACGATCCACATTCCCGACGGCACCGGCGGCGCGGTCCCGACCGGCAAGTACGTCCTCCAGGAAATGCCTTGGGAAGATACCGGCCAGGGCGGCAAGAGCGTAATCCATGCCACCTGGGAAGCGAAGTTTGACCCCGTGCTTGTAAAGAATGAGCCATAATGAGCGATGCATCAGAATATATGTGGGTGAAGCGCCGGGAATGGGACAACCTTGTCGCCAAGGTCGATTCCATCGGATTCCCCGACGGCTCCGGCACCCAGCATCACACCCCGCGCCAAGTGGCGTTGAGTGTGCGGCAGGCGGGCGGCGCGGGATCTTCCCCGGTCAAGCTCACCGCCAAAACGAACGACACAACCTATATCGGCAAAGTCTACGGCAACGGAGTTGACGCCACGGCCACGGAAACCGCCGCCGTTATCCGTGTGCGTGAAATCGCGGCTGGCGAGACAATACGCTTTAATGTGACATTCGCCGCGTCAAAACAGAAATGGGCTGGCGTTGACGCTTGGACGCTTTTGGAGATTCCGCGATTGATATGAGCTTGACCTTTACAGATTGGACAGCTTGCACCGACGACGGCACCGGCCAGGCCTTTGCCCTGAACTGGACCGCCGACACCGGGCTGCTGCCGTGGATTCATCTTGAGGCGATCCGGCAGGCAATCGCGGAGCGGTATGCGGCGGCTGGCCTGACGTTGACCGGCGTGCTGGCGTCACCGCTGGCAGTCGGGAGCGTCAACCTGTACGGCATCGGCACGGCGATAGACGCCGCGATTACGGCACTCATCCCCGCCTATGTCAACCATCTTGACAACGGCGGGGACTGGGAGGGACAAACGACTTGCGCCCCGGTGTGGACCTCGGCCACGATCCTGGCGGCAATCGGCGTGGCAAGCCGGATCACGGTTGGCAATCTCGGGACGCCTCTTTCGGCGGCATGGGCGCGGCAGGTTTATGCGCTGATCAATCTGCTGCGGTGGGCGATTGGATTTTATGATGATTACCAGGAACATGGATTTGTTACTAACTGCACCTGGGATCGGAGGCTTGTCCAATATTCATTTTGCCCGAGCTGGGCGGCGCTCGAGGCCAAATGGGTTGCAGAAGGCGTATGGGTACCAGCGACGCCGTATGAATGGGGTATTGACGCGCCGCCATATTCAACGGCTATGTGGAATCCTGGAAATCCCGGCGGCGCATGGAGTGCGATGTATCGGTTTAGAGAATCCTATAATTGCGTCGGTACGGCAAACAACAAAACAATCGAAATTTATTACCGCCTCGAAGATCAAGGCCCATCGACAGAATTCATGCCGGATAGCTGGGCTCCGGCCGCGATTCCGGGTCATTATTATAAATGTGCCGATGCGGGAGTATCAACTGCCGACGCCAGCTTCTCTGTTGGCCCGGTAACACCAGGTGACGGAATACCTTTGCATGGTGCTGATCCATATGTTGATTATGGCTTTACCACGTATATCACAAACCGGCCGAAACTGATTTCAAAAAACAACATCCCCGGCGGCTTCACGTTCCAATAAGGTGCCATTATGCGAAAAATATTTTCCACATACGACGTTGACAACGAGCAGTTGAAAAACCTGCTCGGCGAAGTCATGGCTGGCCCGCCGAAGCTCGGGCTCCGGGAGCAGGTATTGCTCTGTCTGACGCTGGTCTATGCCGACGGCACGGCGGTCGCTTTTGGTGCAGCCGACACGTTCACCGCCGCGGTGGACACGGATTTCGACGACTCGACTGCGCTCATGGTCTACACGATCAATGCCGGGATCAATGCCGTCGGCGACTGGGGCGTCGCGGACCCCGAGCTTGGCAAACTCTCAATCCGCCTGGACTGCAACACTGCCACATTCAAAAACAAGATCGGGACCACGCCTGTCCTCCCGGCTTATTTCGAGCTGCAGTCCCACGATGCCGGTGACCCGGCGCTGGCGTTCAAAATCAAGTTCGACGTGACCTGTACGAACCTCGTGGACGACAATGCCGCGCTGCCTGACCCGTCACCGGCTATTGACTACTACACCGCCGCACAGATTGACGCCATGCTGCCGAGTTATGCGCTCAAGGTCGGCACATCCGACATCGAGATTACTGACGCGACTAAAGGCGTCATCTTGCGGACCGCAGGCGGCGACCGTGTGCGGATTACCGTCGTCGATACCGGCGCCGGTGTGATGGCCATGAGTTTGACCACATTATAAGGATCTGGCACCATGCATAAATTGATTATCGCGCTCGCGTTTCTTGCAGTTTCCGCAGGGGTCAATGCCGGGACCACGCTTATGGTCGATGGCTCTGGCGTTTGCGCTCAGAGCGTCAATTTTACTGCGACCACGGTCCAACGCAGCGGAGTGGCGATCCTGTCGGCAGAGGCGGACACGCTTGCCACCGTCACCGGACGCGGGGCAACATCGGAGCAATCTCTCACGCTCACCGGGGCAACGCCGTTGACGCTCGGGGCGGATGCCGCAACGAATACCGCCGGCTGGGCAAAATTCTGGAGCGCCGGCGCCACCGATTACTGGACCGTGATCCAGGCCGCCACCCAGACCGCCAATCTGACCATCACGCTGCCGGCAGCGCCGCCCGCTTCAACCTATCTTCTGACCATGACCGCCGCCGGCGTCATGGGCTATGATTCCAGCACCTACCAGACCGCCGTCATCGGCAATGCTACTGGCAATCTCGTGCAGCGCTCGAACACCAACACCATCGCGACCGATGTGATTACCGAGATTGATAGCGGCGACGGCGTGACGATTGACTCCGTGCTCTGCAAGGACGGCACGATAACCGGCCTGCTGACCGTCACACCTCACACGAGCACCGGCAACATCACGGCAGCAGAGTGCAAGGGCGGCGCGGTCACCAATACCGGAGCTGGCGGCGCGGTGGTTTTGACACTCCCGGCGGCGGTTGTGGGTTATTCAGTATGCGTGTTTCTGACCGCCGCCTATGACGTCGATGTGAACCCAGACGGCACCGATCAGATCATGACCTTGACCGACGCGGCGGGTGATGCCATATCCAGCGACGCCACCGTGGGCAGCTATGTCGTTTTAACCTGCCTGGCCAGCGGCAAATGGTTTGCCCTGGGTTACGCCGGGACATGGAGTGATGCGAACTAATGAAAAAACTCTTGACCGTTTTGGTAATGGCAATTTCCGCCGCAACCTGCTACGGCTGGGGCGTGGCCGGGTTTGGCGGAACGCGGCCGGCGGCTTCCGGCGACACCTATCTTTCTGATTACCTTATTGGCTACTGGAAAATGGACGAGGCCAGCAATACCGACCGAGTGGACAGCATCAATGGAAACACGGCTGTTGATGCTGCTACGGCGGTAGCGGCGGCGACTGGGAAAATCGGGGATGGCGCAGACTTTCAGGCAATTAATTCAGAAAAATTAACAATTACCGATAATGCCGCTTTTTCATGGGGTGGAAAAATTGCAATATCAATATGGGTGAAACCTGGATATTCAGTTGCATACAAGGGGATTTTGACTAAACAAAACCTCTCCACTGGAACGCAAGAATTTTCAGTTTACCAGCGGACGGATGGGTTTGGTTTGCAATGGGTCAGTTCTGGGGGTAGCGGACAGTTGGATTCTCCGACAATGACCATAACAGAAGGTGCTTGGTATAATGTGATTGCGTTTGCCGATGGATATATTTTTTATTTGTATGTTAATGGTATTGAAAAAGATAGCGCTGCATATAACGGAACAATTACCGAAACCGCAGAAGATTTATACATTGGCGCAGTGCGAGGAATGGACTATTACGAGGGCGTAATAGATGAGGTTGGAATTTGGGGAAACTTTCCGTCTTTATCAACCCCGGCAAGGGAAAGTTTTGTGGCCGCCATCTACAACTCAGGCGCCGGCCGCAACCTTGACGAAATCCAGGGCACAGTCCCGGCTATATCCGGCCTTGACCCGGCGACCGATACCACGGCAGGGGGCGCAACCGTAACCATCACCGGGACCGGGTTTTCCTATGCCACGGCGGTCTATTTCGGGGCGGATGCGGCGACCGGCGTAACGATCAACTCGGCGACAGAGATCGAATGCACCGCCTCGGCCCATGCTGCCGGCACCGTGCTGGTCACCGTGACCAATGCCGTCGGTACATCACCTGACCCCGGCGCAGACGCGGCGGATTTTGTGTATTCGGATGGTGCAAATATGGCTGCTACCGGCGGGATCATCTCGACGGACGGCACCTACAAGTACCACAAGTTTTTGGAGTCGGGGACTTTTGAGATTGTTTCGGACCCGGTGGATATAGAGGTGTTGCTTGTTGCCGGTGGTGGCGGTGGTGGTAACTCCGGGGCAGGCGGGCAGATCCGGGGCAGCGGGGGTGGCGCTGGTGGTCTACTTTACTACGGTGCAGAGACGCCAAAAACGCCTGATGGCGCGGCCATAACTCCGAGTGTGGATGAGTACGCCATCGTGGTCGGTACTGGTGGAGCGGCAAATACCAGCGGCGCAAACACAACTGGTTTTTCTAAAACAGCAGTTGGTGGAGGAGCAGGCACTGGAGCAGACGGAACGGCCGGCAGTGCTGGCGGTTCTGGCGGCGGCGGATGGTATGGAGGGGCAGGCGGTGCCGGTACAGCAGACCAGGGCAATGCGGGGGGCAGCGGCTCAACAGACTCACGATACGGCGGCGGCGGCGGTGGCGGTGCCGGTGCGGCCGGGACCAATGGATCGGATGTTGCTGGCGGCAACGGAGGCAACGGGTTGCAATACTCCATTTCTGGCACGGCCGCATATTATGCCGGTGGCGGTTCCGGTGATGTATGGGAGGGTACGGGGGGCGTTACCGCCGGCGGAACCGCCGGGCTTGGCGGCGGCGGAACAGGCGACAATTTTACGGCTGGCGGCAACGGCACAGACGGCCTCGGCGGTGGCGGCGGCGGCGGCGGCGGCATAGGTGGCTCTGGTGTGGTGATCATCCGTTACGCTTATGACGACAGCAGCGATCCGACCGCCGTTTATTCTGTTACTCCGGCCACGGACTCAACGGCTGGCGGTGCTGAGGTTGTGATTGCCGGTATCGGTTTTACGTCGGCTTCGGCTGTGACTTTTGGCGGCACCGCCGCAACGAGTTACACTGTGGACACGGATCGGCAGATAACGGCAACCGCACCGGCTCACGCAGCGGGCACGGTCAAAGTTGAAGTGGTATCACCGGATGGTACCAGTGCCGACACCGCACAGGACGATTTCGTTTATGTGACGCCGCCGCCAACCGAGTATTATGCCACCGGCTGCGGTGACGCCTTCGTTAATGGAACCTATGTGCCAAACGGCACGGTCAACGGCAAGGGCGCATGGAAACAGGCCGACAACAGTGCGTATCTTGAGTATGACGGCTACGGCAGTTGGCTGTTCTCAGACACGTCGTCCTGGATGCCGTATCACACGAGCAACAGCAGTGATGATTATCCGCCGACAACCGGGTGGAGTTCCGCGATGGGGACGCCGCCAGCACCAACGGTGACACACAACTAATAAGGAAATCTGCACGTTAGAGGAAATCAAAAAGGAGTCATGAGCATGAAAAAGGCAATCGGTTTGATGGTTCTGGCGGCGCTGGCGATCATGGGTACGGGATGCAACTCGCTACCCGGAGCACTCAAAGCACTCGGAAAAGACCCCGCGATCGTGACCGGGAAAATCACGTCGGTCTATGGCGTGGTAAATTTCGCCCGTGTTGGCGGTGTGGCAGCGGGCAATACCGTGTCGGTCAATCCCGACGGCACAATCACCGTGACGGCACCGACGGCAAAATGAAAGCACTAATTCTGGCCTTATGGCTGCGAATGTCTGAGCCGTTGCCGCCGTGGATGTTCACCCGTGGTCCCGAGCAGGGGGGACAGAACGGGCTATGACGGTCAAGGAACGCATAACATCGAAGGCAACCGGCATCCGCGGACTATGCGCCCTGATCCTGTGCCTTGTTGTCAGCGCTGGGGCGTTGTGGTACAACACCGATAAATGGCTGGTTCCGTTTGGCATGACGCTTTCTGCTGTTCTCGGTAATATCTTTGCGACACCAAGAAATCCAACACCGCCGCCGGGAAGCGGCTGAACCAAGGGCAGAGGAGCAAGAGCATGGGCAGAAACGAAAACACTGAATTCGACAATCTCATCGACGTGCTTGATTCCGAGATTGCGGAAACGCTCCGGGAAATCTCGGACTCTCAGCACGTCGCCGCGTTGTCGATGACTGAAACCCATTTCTGCCGTGCTCACAATCCAATGGCCAAGGGCATCTCAGTACTGCTCAAATGTCAGCGGGTGGCACTGGCGCAGGAAAAAAACAGAACCAAGGTTGCCGCCGGTTGGGCATCCGGAGTTGCCGCCGTGATGGTGGCCGCGATTGAGCTTGTTCGCCGCCTGATTGAAAACTAATCATCCCCGCCCTCTGCCGGTGCCTTACTCCCAATCCCTCCCCGCCGGCAGGGGGCTTTTTTGTGCCCGCGAAAGGCCGCCGCCGCCAGGGAGAACGGCCGCAAGGGCGGAAGGCCGAAAAAGAAGCCTGTAGAAAAAAATCTACAAATGTAGATTGACAAGGAGGGGAAGCGTGGTGTAGATTAAAGGTAACAAAGGAGAAATGGACATGGCAACAGAAAAGATTATCCGCTACAAGCTTACCGCCGCCGCCTATGCCGCCTCTGCCGCCGATGCCGCCTATGCCGCCGATGCCGCCTATGCCGCCGCCGCCGCCTATGCCGCCGCCGCCGCCGATTTAATCGCAATAGCCAAACAAGCAATGGAGGAATAAATGACCAAACCAACCACAACTATCCGAATCCTGCTGAATGACCACGCCTACCTGAAGGCGTATGTCGCCAAGCACGGCGGGAACATCATCGGAATGGTGATGCAACTCGTGATCATGCACCGAAACCGTAACCAGAAAAAGAAGGGGTGAGGAAATGTCGGAAGTCACAGAATTTTGCAAGGAACACATGGCTTGCGAATCGGGCGCAACATGGGCGTCGCAATTCGAAACGCTTGCGGAGGTTTACGACAAATGCGAGCGCGGCGGGTGGATGATTTGGATGCTGCAAAAAGCCGATAAACTGGACAAGCCAACAGCGGTAAAAATCGCCATCGAGTGCGCGGAACACGTCCTGCATTTCTACGAGGATAAATATCCCGACGATAAACGGCCACGGCTGGCGATTGACGCGGCCCGGAAATATCTGAGCGATCCGAACGAAGAAAACCGCAAAGCTGCTGCTTATGCTGCTGATGCTGCTGATGCTGCTGCTGCTGCTTATGCTGCTTATGCTGCTTATGCTGCTGATGCTGCTGATGCTGTTGCTTATGCTGATGCTGCTGCTTATGCTGCTTCTGCTTATGCTGATGAGCGCAAATGGCAGGCTAAAAAAATCCGCGAGATCGTCGGGGAAAACCCGTTCAAATGAAGATCCGGCTCTCCCACAGCATGAAGCGCCAGCCGCAACCGGGACCGGCATCAATGCTGACCGTCGGCAAGGCCCGCGAACCGGGCAGGATTCCGGCGCGGGAATGGCAGAAGAAACACGGAACACCGAAAGGGAAATCCTGCAATGCGTAACATCCTCTACATCCTCACCGGCCAGCGACGAAGGGAACGGAAACGGGCGGCGCGGTATCTCACTATTGATTTATTCGGGGGAAAATGACATGCCGACATACCGCAAAAACATCCAGACCGGCGACATCGTTGCGGTCTGCCCGCCGAGCGGCAAACCGTTTTTAGTTACCGTGACGGCATACGGGAAAAACGTCTTTAATGGGTTCGATTTCTCAAGCAGATTTGCGCGCTACTCGCTACAGGTTTTTGATGTCGTTCCGGTGCTCGGCTCTGCCCGTTGCGCCAAGTGCAACCGCCGCCTGCCAAAAGTCACCCACAACAAACGATTCTGCGCGGCCTGCTATCCGCTCCGGAGAACTGAACTGGCAACCAAGGCCAGCAAGCTGGCGGCAATCGTTCGGAAGTCAGAAAGCCTCACCACGAAAGGGAAAACGCAATGTCCGAACCAGTAAAAATCATCAGCCTTGACCTGGAAAACGTCAAGCGCGTGCAACTCGTGCACCTCACGCCAACCACCAACGGCCTGACCGTGATCGGCGGCAACAACTGCCAGGGCAAGACCAGCATCCTCGACGGGATCATTTATGGCTTGGGCGGCGAGAAGTACCGCCCGACCAACCTGCAACGCGACGGCGCCCTGGCGCCGGCCGCGATCACGCTGACCTTGAGCAACGGCTTGCTGGTGGAGCGCAAGGGGAAGAACGCATCGTTGCGTGTCACCGACCCGGCCGGGGGCAAGGGTGGCCAGAAGATCCTCGATGAGTTTGTCGAGGCTTTGGCCCTGGATCTGCCGAAGTTCCTGAAGATGACCGGCAAAGAGAAAGCCGACGTGTTACTCCGCATCATCGGCATCGGGCCGCAACTCGCTACGCTGGAGAACGAGGAACGCGCGGCCTATCAGGAACGCGAGGCGCAGGGGCGTGTCGCTGACCAGAAGGAGAAATACTATAAGGAATGCCCGTGGCACGCCGACGTGCCGGAAGCGCCGCTATCGGCTGGTGATCTGGTACAGGCGGCGCAGGCGGTAATGGCGCGGAATGCAGAGCGGGCCAACGCACGGCGCAACATTGCCGCCACCGAGGAAACGCTCACCCGTCAGAATCTCGCCATTGATGCCACCGGCCGGACCATCGCAGACCTGGAACAACGCCTTGCCGCAGCCAAGGCAGACCGCGAGCGCCTGCTGGTTGAACGCGACGTGTTGCTCAGCAAGGTTACAGATGCCAAAGCCACCAAGCCGGATGCCGACGAATCCACCGCCGCCATTGAACAGCAGATTGCCGACCTGGAGGCCACGAACGCCAAGGTGCGTGCGAATCTTGACAAGGCGAAAGCCAAGGATGACGCCGAAGCCTGCGCCCGCCAGTATGCCGCACTCGCCGAGAAGGTGGAAGGAGTGCGGACCCGGCGCCGGTCGCTGCTGGAAGGTGCCGCCATGCCGCTGCCTGGGCTGTCGATTGAGGCCGGGGAACTCAGCTACAACGGCAAGGCGTGGGACTGCATGAGCAGTGCCGAGCAGATCCGCGCCGGGGTGGCCATTGTCCGCAAGCTCAAGCCGTCCTGCGGGTTTGTCCTGCTCGACGGCCTGGAGCGCTTCGATCTGGCGCAACTCCGCGATTTGGGTGAGTGGCTCCAGGCTGAAGGCTTACAGGCCATCGCCACGCGGGTTTCCAAGGGCGGCGAGTGCTCAATCGTAATCGAAGACGGGCTGGTCGTCGGCCAGGCCGTGGAAATGGAATCGGAACCGAAAACAGAAAGGGAATGGTGATCGAAGTGAAAGAGAAATTGAAAACCACAATCAGCATCAACGGCGGTCCGACAGTGCCGGTCGATTTGGCACTTGCCGCGGTCGATGCCGTGACGGCAAAACCGCAGCCGTTCAAGACCGAGGTACATCAACTGATGTGCCAGCTCACGGACGACGAGCAGCGAGCCAGGGGCGTTGAACTCGCCACGTCGCAGAAACTGCTCACGGATCTGACCGAAGAAAAGAAATCCATCGGTGGCAAGATCAACAACGTGACGGCGAAAATTAACCAGCTCGCTGAAACCGTCAAGCACAAGCAGGAAGAGCGGCCGGTGGTCTGCCTGCTGGAACCGGACTATGCCGCCGACAGCATGACCATCCGCCGCACCGACAACTGGGAAATTAACTGCATCCGGCAGATGACCCACAGCGAACGCCAGCCGGAACTCCCGCTGGAAGAAAAGAAAGAGGTGACCGCATGAACGTGACCAAAGGCAAAATCAAAGCTCCGGTGCGGGCCGTCATATACGGCCCGGAGGGCATCGGCAAGACTACGTTCGCGAGCCAGTGGCCGGCGCCGCTGTTTGTGGACCTGGAGGCCGGCACGCTGCGGCTGGCAGTTGACCGGGTGCAGCCGTCCAGTTTCGCCGCCGTCGAGCAGATAGTCGCCGACCTGACCAAGGACGCCGGCGGCTACAAGACGCTGGTATTCGATACCGCGGACTGGCTGGAGAAGCGGCTTGTGGACCACGTTTGCGCCGCCGCCAATCAGCCGAGCATTGAAGCGTTCGGCTACGGCAAGGGCTACATGCACCTGGCTGAAGCGTGGAAGCGGTTTCTCGATGCCGTTTCGCGGATGCAGGAAGCAACCGGGATGCACGTCGTTTTCCTGGCACACGCGGCCATGCGAAAATTTGAGCAACCGGACGAGGCCGGGGCATATGACCGCTGGGAATTGAAGCTGCTTAAGCAGTCGCCCGCGGTCCTCAAGGAATGGGCCGACATGGTGCTGTTTCTCAACTACCGGACGCTGGTGATCGACGTGGACGGCAAGAAGAAAGCGCAGGGCGGGCAGCGCGTGATGTATGCGAATCACCACTCCTGCTGGGACGCGAAAAACCGCTTTGGGCTGGCCGACGAAATGCCGATGGAGTTTGCCAAGCTCGCGCCGGTGTTTGCCGAAGTGCCGGCAACGGTCACGGCACCGACGACCACCATCGCCAAGCCACCGGAAAAGACCGAGGCCGAGAAAGACTTGGCGCCGACCACCAAGCCGGCCACCGTCGAAGATCCTGAGAAAGCTGGCCTCCTGCGGCAGCTCTCGGACCTGATGACCGCCAGCAAGGTCAGCAAGGAAGAGCTTTGCGGTGAGATGGCCCGTAAGGGCGTCTGCCCGGTCGATATGTCACCGCGCGAGTACAACGTCGCAACCCTGCGCCGGATCACCGGCAACTGGGCGGCAGTCTGCCACAACATCAACCTGCACAAAGAACAGAAGGCGGCGTAACACATGGACACAGCACAAGGCAAGCCACTGGACTGGAACGACACCATTGAGAACGACGGCAGCGACTACACTCTGCTGCCGGCCGGGGTCTACCCGTTCGCGGTGATCAAGTTCGAGCGGGCACGGTTCGCCGGATCGGCCAAGCAGCCGCCGTGTAACCAGGCGAAATTGACGCTGGACGTCGGCAACGAGGAAGTCTCCACGACCATCGAGCACAACCTGTTCCTGCACCAGAAAAACGAGTGGGCGCTGTGCCAGTTTTTCCGGTCCATTGGCGGGCGGAAGCACGGCGAGCGGATGGTCATGGACTGGACCAAGGTTCCGGGGGCCACCGGCCGCGCCAAGGTCGGCGTCCGCGACTGGACCGGCAAGGATGGAAAAGTACACCAGTCGAACCAGGTCGAAAAATTCCTTGACCCGGCCGATGACGACAAAGCGAAACCGGCAGACGGCGCGGCACAGGGCGAAATGGCGTTCTGATGTGCCCTGTCTGTCACAGCACACCGGCAGAATCGAAAGCGTACCAGCAGCGCGGTGAAGATGATGCCATGCCGGGGCATTGCCGCGTTTGCTGGTATCGCTACGGACGGGCGATACCGAAAAGGGGTAACAAAAGTGGAACTCAGACCATATCAGAAACAGGCGGCGCGGGCCGTGTGGGACCAGTGGGACAGCGGCGTGGACAAGACGTTGTTGGTCCTGCCTACCGGGACTGGTAAAACGATCGTTTTTTCCGCGATTATTGAGGAAGCGGTGCGCCGGGGCGGGAACTGTCTCGTGTTGGCGCACCGCGAAGAACTGCTGCAGCAGGCCGCAGACAAACTGTCGAAGGTAACAGGGCTCGGGTGCGCGGTCGAGAAAGCCGAGAACACCGCGGCGGGGAGCTGGTACAATGTGACAGTCGGGTCGGTCCAGACCTTGCAACGCGACGAGCGGCGCCAGACCTTTGCCGCCGATCACTACCAATACATCATAGTGGACGAGGCGCACCACGCGCTCGCAAAGTCATACCAGGACACGCTCGCGCACTGGGGCAAGGCAAAGGTTCTCGGGGTCACGGCCACCGCTGACCGCGGGGACAAGCGGAACCTCGGGGAAGTTTTTGAAACGCTGGCGTTCGAGTACTCTCTTCCCCGGGCGATCCGTGACGGCTGGCTTTGTCCGATCAAGGCACTGACGATCCCGCTCAAGATTGAACTCGACGGCGTGAAACAAGCTGCCGGGGATTTCTCAGCCGGTGACATCGGGCACGCGCTTGACCCGTACCTGGAACAAATCGCCGGTCACGTTGCCGAGCAATGCCAGGCCCGAAAGACCGTTGTTTTCCTACCACTCATCGCGACCAGCCAGAAATTCCTGGTCATGCTGCTGGCGAAAGGCCTCCAGGCCCGCGAAGTCAATGGCGAAAGCCGGGACCGGGCTGAGACGCTGGCCTGGTGGGAAAAGGCCGGGCCCGGGGCGGTGCTCTGCAATGCGATGCTGCTCACCGAGGGCTGGGACTCTCCGGCTACCGATTGCATCTGCGTCCTGCGACCGACCAAGGTCCGGGCGCTGTATGCCCAGATGTGCGGCCGGGGCACCCGTATCCATCCCGGCAAGTCCGACCTGCTGCTCTTGGATTTCCTCTGGCACAGCGAACGCCACGAGCTTTGCCGGCCGGCGCATCTGGTGTGCGAGAACCAGGACATTTCCCGGCGGGTATCCGAGATCATGGCAGAAGAGGCCAAAGCGGGGCCGCTGGACCTGCTCCTGGAAGTCACCGGCGCTGAGAACACGGCCACCGCAGAGCGCGAGGAATCGCTCCGCAAAATCCTTGAAGAACAGAAGCACAAAAAGCGGGCGCTGGTTGACCCGCTGCAATATGAGTACAGCGTCGGCCATGCCGAGTACCTGCCGGAAGCCGGTGATTTGCGGGCAATGGGGCCACCGTCAACGGCGCAGCTCAAGCGCCTTGAGGACGCCGGGATATTCCCCGACGAAGTGCAATGCCAGGGACACGCCAGCAAACTGCTCGACACCATTGCCAAGAGGCGCATGGAGAACCTGACCACGCCGAAACAGATACGGTGCCTGGAGCGGTTCGGGTTCCAGGCGGTCGGCACCTGGCAATTTCCGCAAGCCAAGAAACTGATCGACCGTATCGCCGGCAACATGTGGCGAGTGCCGCATGACCTTGGAAAACCGCAGAATTACAAGCCGAAAGAGGTAACACCATGACCTTCACCATCGACGATTTTCGCGAAATGCTCAGGAGCGCACGCCGGGAACTGGCAATGCGCCGGTCGTGTTACCCGCACTGGATCGCCGCGCAACGGCTCAAAGTGGCCGACGCCAGCCGCGAGACCAACGCTATGGAAAAGATCGTCCTGCACCTGCAACAGATCGTCAACAGCCACGGCGGCGAAGCGCAGCCGGTCCTACCGTTGGCGGAAAGGGACGGGGCATAATGCAAAACCAATGGATAACTGACCGGCTGCCGGATGCGGACACGACGGTGCTGATCCGGCTGAGCGACGAGGAATACCCAATCTGGCCGGGGTTCCATGACGGCAACGGCTGGGTTTCTGCCGACGGCACGACGGTGCAGGGGCCGGTCATGGGCTGGATGGAGATGGACAAGGCGGAAAAGATGCTGGATGGGGGTGGCAAACCATGACCACCGACACCGCAACAACCGCACGCGCCTGCCTGGCGCAGATCAGGCCCGGCGCTTTAGAATACGACGAATGGCTGGCTGTCGGCATGGCCGCGAAGGACGCCGGGCTGTTGTTCGCCGAGTGGGATGCCTGGAGCCGCGGCGACAAGCGCTATAAGCCCAAAGAAATGCAAGCCAAGTGGAACTCGTTTCGGGGCAACTCGACGCACGCCGTCGGCGTCGGCTCGCTGGTCAAGCTCTGCCGGGACCAGGGCGGGCGCATTGACACGGCGCCGGCCATCGAGCACGGCGGGCGTGAGCTTGATTGGAATGACACCATCGGCGGGCATGAGGCGGAACGGCCGGCGTTGCAGGTGGTGCGCCAGGAGTGGCTGGAGGACCAGGCCCTGCCGACTGAGCCCAACGGCACCTGGGACGGCCGCGCTGATTTTGCGGAGTACCTGCGGGTGCTGTTTTCCTCAGACGAGCGGGTCGGGATCGTGGCGGAAGCCTGGGAACAAAACACCCCGGACGGGTCAAAGCGCTGGCTGCCGAAAAAGGGCGTCAGCGACCGGACCGCCGGGGAACTGCTGGAAACGTTGGCGGCTGCCAACGACCTGGGCGAGGTGATCGGCGACTGGCCCAAGGCCGTTGGCGCCTGGATACGGTTCAACCCGCTCGACGGCAAAGGGGTGTCCGACGAGAATGTCACGGCTATGCGGTTTGCGTTGGTGGAGAGTGACGACATTTCCGTCGAGCGGCAGTATGCCATTTACCGCCAGCTCGAACTGCCGATTGCCGCGCTGGTCCACAGCGGCGGGAAATCGCTCCACGCCATTGTCCGTATCGAGGCGCCGGACTTCAAAGAGTACCAGAAGCGGGTTGACTTTTTATATGATGTCTGCAAGAAAAACGGGTTGGTAATTGACCGGAAAAACCGGAACCCGTCGCGGTTATCGCGCCTGCCAGGGGTGACACGGGACGGACGGAAACAATGGCTGGTTGCGACCAACATCGGGAAGCAGACCTGGGCGGAATGGTCGGACTGGATTGCGGCGGTAAATGACGACCTGCCAGAGATTGAAACGCTGGCGGATTACATCGCAAATCCGCCGCCCCTGGGGGAACCGCTGATTTCGGACCTGCTCAGATGTGCCCATAAAATGATGTTGACAGGGGCCGCTAATTCGGGTAAGTCGTTCCTGCTCTTGAACCTGGCCATCAGCATTGCCGAGGGCCGGGACTGGCTCGGGTTCAAGTGCAAAAAAGGCCGGGTGCTGTACGTCAACCTGGAACTGGACCGGGCGAGCGCAATTAATCGCCTTGCCATGGTCTACCAGGCAATGGGGATACCACCGGACAACGCCGCGGAGATCGATGTTTGGAACCTGCGGGGGCGGTCGATGCCGATGACGGAACTGGCGCCGCGGCTGATCCGGCGGGCGTTGAAACGGAAGTATGCCGCGGTGATCATTGATCCAATTTATAAAGTGCTCTGCGGCGATGAAAACGCGGCCGACCAGATGGCAAAATTCTGCAACCTGTTCGACCGGGTTTGCCTTGACCTTGGGGCCGCGACGATCCATTGCCACCATCACAGTAAGGGCGAGCAGGGGCAGAAAAACGCGGCGGACCGGTCCAGCGGCAGCGGTGTTTTTAAGCGCGACCCGGACGCCCTTTTGGACATGATCGAACTGGTTATCCCGGACGCGCTGCGAAAGCAAATCAGCAACCGCTGGGAGTGTGACGCCATGGCGCTGGCGTTCGACACCGCCCGGCCGGATTGGCGCGAAAAATGCCCGCAGGATGACACCGTGGTCGCCGCCAAATTGGCCCGCTGGGCAGAGGCCGAAGGGATGGGCGAAATCATGCGCCCCCCCCGGTCCGCTGCCGCCAGAGACGCCGAGGAAACAATCGCCCTGCGGATTGAGTGTGGCACCTGCAGGGAGTTTCGCCGGTTCAAGCCGCGCAACGTGTTTTTCAAGTACCCCCTGCACCACCTGGATACCTGGGGTCTTTTAGACGACGCCAGGGCCGAAGGCGAGGAGCCGCAAAGGCGGAATCCAAAAGAGGCTGGACAGGCAAAAGCTGACCGGACAAACGCGGAAACTCGCAATGCTGTAGACGCCTGCCGGGATGCCGCCGGAAACGTTTTCTTGGCGGGGGTGGTCGAGTACCTTGGGCTGTCGGAAAGAGGCGTCAGGGATCGGTTAAAAAATGCCGGTTACGCAATCAAAAAAGGACAGGTTTCAGAAAATGCGGAAATTGCGGAAGACAATTAACTGTTCGCAAAAAATTGCGGAAGACAACTACATACAAGTATGTATGAACACACTTCCGCAAATTCCACACACGCGACGCACACAACGCAACGTAGTAGGAAAGGGCTTTCAAGTGCGCCCATTCCCTACCTCACGTTGTGCCGCTGTGCCCCCTACCCCCAACCAGGAATAAAACACACCATGGAAAATCTGGCATCAGGAAAACGCAAAACCAAAAAGCCGCACCGCTGCTGGCACTGCGACGAAATCATACTCCCGGGGACCGTCGTTAATTACCAGGCAAACTGCGATGACGGCCGGGCATATACCATCTATTTCCACCCGGAGTGTATGACCGCCTGCAATGGATGCAGCAGGTTAAATTTTGATGGTTGCACCGGCGGGGAATGTCTCCGAGGAAAGGACTCTGACCAATGAAAAAACGCAACATGAAACGAAAAACGAACCGCCACCTGGAACCGCTCCGTGTGCCAATTCAAAAGCCGCCCCCGGGGCCACCGCTGTCCATCGACCCGCACTCGTGGGCCGGAACGCCGCCGATACTCGTGGCGCCGCGCGTTATTGATCCGGTTGCGGTGGCATTGCGTTGGCCGGGTGTCGCCCACAAATGCGGAGGGAGGGGGCAGGGGTGAAACAACCGACCATATCATTCTTCCACGAGTGCAACCCGCCAAAATCTACCGCCCAGCAGCGACGACATACCAAAGGCGGGAAAACATACCAGCCGGAGAATGTTCGACGGGCGGGGGCTATATACCAGGCCATTTTTGAGAAATACCGCCCCGGTGTGCCCATGACGGGTCCGCTGGCCGTGACGATCCTCTGGACCTGGCGCGGGAAGCGCGGTTACAAAGTCACGCGGCCAGACCTCGACAATCTGGCAAAGCTGGTTTTGGACGCCGGGACCAAGGCCGGTTTCTGGTTGGACGATTCACAGGTCGCGGATTTGCATTTGGTAAAATTCATCGGAGATATAACAGGCATCGCCGTAACGGTAGAGGAGGCAGTGTTATGAAAAAGCCAGTTATTAAAAATTGTCCGTGTTGTGGGGTCGAGCTAAGAGTCATCGGGTCACCCATATCGACAGTTGAGCCGATATGCAAAGACCAACTGCATAGCGTAACGGGATCTTTAATCACATTTATATTGTCGTGGAGGTGCATGGTTTGCGGGTGTGAGTTTACCGATCAAAACATGGATGCGGTGCTATGAGCAACGAAACAAAATGCCCGAAGTGTGGTCGAAAATTTACGCGAGGCTCTGAAATAATGGCCTACACCGACAAAACCATCATTGACGACATCTTCTTCTTGACCGCGATGAAAGTGTTTCGGCAGTTCGCAAACTGGCCTGCTTTGGTGATGACCATAAGCAAGCCTCTGGAGCCACATGTGGAGCACCGTGCCCAGTGGACCGAGAACGGGAACTTGCGGGTGTGTCACAGATACGGAGATTATGCCGTTCAGTGGGAGTGCAATCAGTCCGTTTGCAATGAACGGTTTTTGGGGAATATGATTGAACGATCAATTAAGAAACTGGCGGAAATGAGTAAATGACGTGAGCTACACCGACAAAACCAAGCCGTCGCCATGGTTGGACAGAGGAGCAGCGGCGCGAAGTGCAGGCGGTGATTGGCTCCACCCCCCGGCTTTAGGTACTTTCCCCGTCCGGGGGCCAATCACC